CTCTCGTGTAATATCCCTCGATGTTGCTATTGTTGAGGCAAACAAGCAGTCATCTAATGGTTATCCGATTTCAATATCGAAAACTGTTAAGGACGATTATTTTTATGTAAAAATATTCGATGTGAATGGTAGTGTTACTAAGTCACTTAATCCTGATTTTATTCGTACCCAACAGAAACATTGGAACCTGATTGGTACTGAAGAGGGGTGTCGCACTTTTTGGACTGTATCACAGAAGTATGAAATGCGTAAGAAGAAGAAACTTGCTGAAGGCAAGATTAGAACTTTTACAGCATCTTCTGTGACACATAACCTGTCTATGTCACAGCTTTGCCACGAGATGAACAATAAGTTCTATCGTTCTCACGGTAAGACGCCTAGCGCAGTGGGGATGTCCAAGTATTATGGTGCGTGGCATGCTTTGATTATGCGTTTGTTGTCGAAAGGCATAAAACGCGGTTGGGCTCTCGATGAGACGGATTATGATGCGTCATTTTTTCGCCGAGAATTGTGGGAGCAGATGAAATTTCGTTATAAGTGTTTAGAGGAAATTCATCAGACGGAGGAGAATTGGAATCGACTTGTGCATTTGTATTTTGATATAATTTATTCTATTATGGTCACTCCACAAGGTGATGTGATCGTTAAGGATACCGGAAATCCTTCCGGGCAAAATTGCACTATTGTCGACAACACTATCGGTTTATACCGGAAATTCATGTATGCATTCTTTGAGATACATAATATGAATTTCGCTGGCGATGAAAATCGCTATATGGAGTTATGGGATCAATTAGAGCGGTTTGACGCTATTGATTCTCCACAGCATAGTGAGGAAATCGATCGCATTGAAAAAGAGATGGAAGCGATTGAGGACCGACGAGCTACACCTGCAAATTTTGATCGCCATGTTAATTTAGCGATGTGCGGTGATGATAACTCGTATGGGGTTGCTGAGTCTTGGATCGGATGGTTTACGGGTAGAGCTGTAGCTGACGTGTGGACGTCAATTGGGGTTACTACCAAATCCGATACTTGGGATCCGCGTGCTATTACTGATCTTGACTTTTTAAGTCATAATACAGAATGGTTTCCGGAATATCAGCGATATCTTCCAGTTCCAGAGTTCGAAAAAACTATGGACTCATTAAAGTTTGCGTCTGATCTTAAAGACGTCCGGTGGTCACTACTACGTGCCTTTGCGCTTCGAATGGAGTCGTGGCCTAACCGGAAAGCCCGTGCTTATATTTGGGACTATATAAGCTGGGTTTGGAAAAATCATGAAAAGCAGTTGACTGGATCAGTTGTGCTGAAAAATGGTGCTGTCATTCCTTATACAGATATTCTTAATGTCTTTATGTCTGATGAGGAGTTAGCTGCTTTGTATTGTGGGTTTGAAAGTAAACTGGATCAGGGTGTTTACGAATACCTGTCGGAGACCTTTCCGGAACTGTAAAGAGTCTACAGTTTAAAAAAGTGATTGATCGTTTATTTTACCCTCTTATTTATAATATTCGTCAAGCATGCATCGTACCGCAAGAAATGATGCTGTTGCTGAGAGAATATTGGCCCGCGTTGGGGGAAGAGCTGCGTCTCTCGACACGCTGAAAGCGTGTGTTGACCCCTTCCATGATTCAGAGATCGATCCGCAGGGATGGCCCGATCTCACAACTTCGCCGTCTTGTGTGCAGATATATAAGGCGTCGATGACGATAACTGCTCCTACTAACCTGCCTGCAACAGGGACGTGGGATTGTCATATATTTAACCAACCGGTTCTTCAGTTGGATGGTGGCGGTACGAACGCTATTGTTCCTGCCGCTCAGTTAATATATGGACAAGTTGCCGCGCAGAATGTGTCCGCAGCTCAGTATAGCAATTCCGTTGGATTTAGTCCTATCGGTTTGACTGCTGTTTCTTTTAACACTGCTTCTGGTCCACCCACTGATTTTTCTTTGGTTACTCCGAGTACAGTGGCACCAAATGTGGTTGCAATTCAGTGCCTCACTCTTCCCAACACTCTTGTGCAGGGTGCTACGCGGGTTTTCGCGCAGGGATTTGAGGTGCATAATACCACAGCTCAACTTTATAAGGGCGGCAGTGTGTTGTGTTATCGTATGCCGTTGGATGATGATGTCTATCATGCCACGGTTGGGTTGGTTCCTACAGCAGCAGGACCAATCTCTTGGATAGAAACGTTACCTACACCGTCTCCTCCGGCGACTCTTTCTGCAGCGTTGCAGTTAAAGGGTTCGCGTCAATGGGGTGCTGAGAATGGGTCTTATACTGTGTGTGGTCTTCACACACAGAATCTGCCCTGTAATGGTAACACGTTTCTTTATCCTTCCTTCTACAATTTAGGTTCATTTGATAATACTGCTACGCAGACTACGTATCAAATGAATACCGTGACTATTTCTACGCAAGCAGTTTTTGCCGCGAGGTCGTCATTGTGGACGGAATTTGATGTGAGTGGTAATTGGTATACTGGTTTAACACCCCAAACTACACTCACTATCAATTGGAATGTGTTTGTCGAGCGGTTTCCATCGCCCGTCAACACAGATCTCGTGCTCTTAGCTAAGCAATCGCCAGAGTACGATGTTGGAGCAATGGAGCTTATTAGTGCGATTATGCGCACGATGCCCGTTGCAACATTCGTGGGGGACAACAGTACCGGAAGTTGGTTTACTGATATTCTGGAAACGGGAGCTAACTATGTGGCCCCTTTGTTGTCCGCCATGCCTCATCCGGTCGCAAAAGGTATTGGCGGTGCGATCACTGCCGGGAGTACCATGATGAAGGCATGGAATGCAAAACCTGCGGCCGAACGGAATGCGATTAATCAGCAGACCCAAGCTGCTGTGCGACGCATGGCTGGTGGTGGTGGAAAAGCTAAGAAGTCAAAGTCCAAGCGAAGTAAGCGATTGCCGGCGTTCCAGGGACCAATGCCGAAGGGTGCTGGTAGAGGTAGAATTCAGGTTACCCCTTGGATAGGTAAGCGACAGGCCAATAATCGTATTGGACCTCGTCGTGAAAATGGTCGCTTTTAAGCGGCTAGTTTTGGGTAAGGCGTGTAAGTGTTTGCACGAGAGGTGTTATTTTTCCAACCCTCCCCAATGGTGTGTGTGGCAAAAAGTGCGGTGAGTAGTTAGCAGCTGCAAAAGATCCGTCTGAGCTATTAAGCACACCCCCTAGGTTATTGATAGGCGATCCCGGCTTTATAATTTTTGCTGGTGTATTGCATTTTTAGGGTGGACGATTGTTGCGTCATAACTCACTGTTGTTTCTCATTTCGAAGTAGTAGCCAAGCTAAGCCTAGGGTTCTTTTCCCCGGGCCTTGTGTGAAAAAAGTGATGAAGACAGTGGTTGTAGTGATGGTGTTCGTTCCTAGTTGGATGTACCAAATGAAGAAGCGAAAGCTTGATACGTGTTTTGTTTGTTATGTTTCTTTTCTCTCTTTTATAATTTAACACGTTGAAGTAATTTGGATTCCCC